GTCATATAACCCCGCTGTTCTTTATTAAGTATCATTAATACAGTTTGATATACTGTGTTTACGTTTATAGCCATTGTTTATTTTTATTATAATAAAGGAGGCATTACACCTCCCTTATTAATATTACATGTTATGCGAATTTTTTCTCTATAGATTTAAAGATTTCTACTCCTTCATCTGTTTTGAAAAATGATGCCATAGCTGAATATGGGTTTTCATCAAAAGGCACTGTCATTAACTTTCTACCATTAGATGCCCATTTAAATGTTCTTTGATCGTCAGCTAAACTCAATATACCAGCTTCAGTAGCTTTTATAGCAAAGTTTCTTAATTGAACATTATCATCATTAGCAAGTTCTATGAACATAGATGGAGTTCTTTGAGCAAATAGTAAGATGTCTCTTTTGATCTCCTTAGAGCTCATGCTAGACACTTTAGATCCCATTTCAACTCTTAATATAGCTTCAGCTTGATCAATATCCATGTTTCTAGCGGCATTTAAAGCATCTATAGATAATTCTAAATCACCTAATTCGTCTTCAGCAACTTCTACCGGATCATGTTCTTTATATTTCACGTTAACCAAAGGATGATACAGAGATAAAATCTTCTGTAATGCTTGATTTTCTTTTTTAACCTCCATGCTTCCATCTCTAAAAATAATATGACCTAACGTAGCTTCGCCAGCTTGTTCGTCTTTAAATGGAGAGTTTTGGTTTGTTGCGTAACGCAGTTCTCTTTGTTCGTTTTTTTCCTTATCAAACCACAGCAGAGCATGTCTTGAAGTGTGTCTTGAAGGTATTTTGTAAGTTAAAGGACTATCGTTGTGTCCTGTTAAATAATAATTTCTGTCTTTTATCTCCCATGAGGAAGATTGTGTAGCTTTTTTAGCCATGATATAATATAATTAAAAATTAAAGAATAAGAGTAGAAGTTACCCCCGTTGATTGAACGAGGGTAAATCTACAATAGTTATTAAATTCCTTGGAATAAAACAAAGTTATTAGCAGCTTGCACTACTAAACATCTTTCAGACAAGAAGTTAACTTGCATTGCATCTAGTTGAGATGTGAATGCGCCTCCAGCTGAACCAGTTAACCAAGACTTCATACGTCTGTCTTCAGTTTCTGAAGCTCTGTATCGTACGTGTAAAAATGGTCTACGGATATTTGTTCCTAAAATTTGATCGTAAACTGTTGAAGTTCCAGCAGGAACAAGAACACCTTCGATTGAATTGATACCTACTTGAGCACCACGAGTTGAAGCGTCATTTAAGTATTTCCAGTCAGTTTTATAGAAGTCATAAGATCCTCTGCGGAAACCACTAAATCCAAGATTTAATGCCATTTCTTCAGAGTTTTCAAATAATCCATAAGCTGTACCACCTTGGAATCCAGAAGAAATAGCTCCTAACATGTTATCAAAGTCTAAAGACGTTTGACGCTGTAAGAACAACATGTTTTCTTCAATAGCTCCTTGAGTGTCTAAGTTTTTAAGGATTTCATCGAAATCATCTAAACCACCAGCCCCTGAAAAAGCAACCTCAACATTACCTCTAGCTTGAATAGCAGCAAATAAACCTTGAGTTCCTTGGAAACCAGCAGTAGCTGCAGCTGCACCCGCGGTAGCAAGTTCACCTTCAATAACACTCATTTCTAAGTAATCTTCAAAACGCAAGCGAGTTTCAGATTCAGCTTTTAAATACCATAAGTATCCAGACGTTCCGTCTTCAGCAGCAACTTCCACCCATCCAATCTGCGCCATGTCCGATCCGTTTACAACGTATTCGTTTCTGATGATAATTGGGTTATTAGAAAATTGAGTGAATGAAGGAGTAATGCTAATTTGTGGTTGAGCTGCATTTGCTAAAGCATTTGCACCTGCGTTGTTCGCTCCTACGGTATTAGAACCTTTTACAAATTCAGAACCATATACAAACATTTTAACCGTCGAAACAGCTGCAAAACCTAAAGGAGCAATAGTTAAATTGTTCGCTAAATAAGGAGCTAACTGTACTACTCCTGTAGCTGTATTACTTGAAGTAACAACACATTTTGCTTCGTTACCTACTTGATCCGTAACAACTACAGTTTGACCTGGAGAAACAACATTCTGAATAGCTGTAGCACCGGCTCCACCGATAGGAATTACAACTTGACTAACGGCACCAACCAAAGCATGCGCTAATCCGCTATATGCTATGTGTAGTCTATTTTGTTCTGACCAAATTACTTGATCTGAAGTCATTGGAAGCTCTGCTCCAACCATACGTAGAAATCCTGAAAGAGTTCTGTTACCGTAACGCTCTACCTCTTGCTCGTAAACTTCAGGTAGGTACTGTTGAGCAAAACTAGAAAAGTTTGCACCAGCAGCATTGTTAAATTGTAAATAATTAGTTTGTAGCAATTGTTGTGATTGCGACGGCACTAATGAGCCAAATTGTGGCTGTAATTGTCCCATAATTTTTTTTAGTTAAATTTTCGTTTTTTTATTTTTAATCTTGAAGAGTCAACGCCTGAAATAGCTTTTATTTTAAATCCTTCAACAAATACATTACCATCTTGCGTGGCACGAGGTTCTGTAATTATGTTTTTAGATTTAGCAATCTGACCTTTAATAGCATCGGTTTTACCTTGCTCATAAAAATGTTGTGCTAAAGTATCTGCATTTCGTGCAGCGTATAAAGCTTTGTGATAACCTTTTGCATCTGATACTTCTCCTTTGTCGTTTAAGAACGTCTTAATGAAATTAGAAATATCCTTTTGTTTTTCACCTACTTTCACAGGGTCCTTTATGCCATATCTAAACTTTTGTTCACCAACTTTAAAATCAAAACCTTTGAAATTTTCATTGAGTAGACTGTCTGTTTGGCTAGAGAAATCTGCTTGGCTTACTTTATTGAGCTCTTGCTCTTCGTTGTATCGGTTGAAAAAATCAACGGCTTTTTGTTGCTCTTGACTAACTCCAGGTCTCAACTTGATATCTGCATAGTATTTGTCTTTAAGCGTGGTCAAATAGTCTTTGGCTTTTGCAACTTCTTCTTTATATGCGAGTTTCTTTTTACGGATATCTCGCGCTTCGTCTAAATCCTCATCAAAATCAAAAGAGTCTTCAATTACAAATGAAATCTCTTCGTCGTCTAAATGTGGTTTAGCTTTTTTATAATATTCTCTTAACAATGCAGTTCCATCTACATTGCTGTAATCAGCGTTTAATCTAGCATAGTCATCTATAGTTCCGCCTGTTTCTTTCATAAAAGAAACTAACTTTTCTAGATTTTCTGGAACTTCTTGTGCTTGTGTTTGCGGTAATACTTCTTTTTGTTCCTGTGTGGTAACGGTATTTTCAGTGCCTCCAACCATTCTTGGTTCGTCACTATTATCTTCTTCATCTTCTATTAATTGTAAAGGAGATTCATTTTCTTTTACTTCTTCAGCTGGGATTTGAACTTTAATAACCTCGTTGGACTTCCATACTTGTTCTTCCACTTTAGGTATATCTCCGGTTTGTTTATCTTCAACCAGTTCTTTTGTTTCTCCGACTTGAATGGCATCTTCTTGTGTTTTTTTACTAAAATCAACTTTAGCGATACTTTGCTTTGATAAACCAATGTCTTTATAACTTGGCTTAGATTTTTGAATCTTAAAGTTTCCTTCTTGTTTTACTTCTTTGCTCTCGTCGACTTTTGGAGCTTCTGTTACTTTTCCTTCCATAATAAAATAATATAAAATTAATAATTCCCTAGCTAGGGCCGAACTGCTCTAAACCAAATCCATCTAAATTGTCATTACCTGTTGATTCGAAATTCTTAGGTAGTAAATCATTTTGTCTTTGATCTATCAATTCACTTTGTTGAGTACCTTGCATTTGTATTCTTTTGTCTTTGCGGTTCTCTATTAAAGACTCTTTATCTTGTTGAGCTTTCATATTGAGCTGTGCTAGCTGTATTTGATATTGAAACTCTTCTGCCATTAATTGCTTTTTAATCAAAGCCTCTTGTTCCATTCTTTGTATTTCGAATTGAGACTTAGCTTGTTCAATCTGCATTTCAGTTTGAGCTAAAGCTTGTCTTTTTTGAACCTCAGCTACAGCTGCTTTTTCAGCTGATTCAGCATTAGCTTGAGCTTGAGCTTGTATGTTTTGCATTTGAACAGCTTGCTCTTGTTCCGCTTTTTTCTTTTGTCTAGATTTTAAAAGTTCATTTGCAAGCTTAATGTTTTGTATTTGTCTAATGTCTATTGCATCAGCTAGACCTATACTTTTAGTTTGCAAAGCTATTTGTATGCTTTTCTCTAAATTAGCTTTTTCTTCTTCTTCTGGTTCTAATTCTAAAAATATACCAAAATCATGCATATGTAAATCTTCCATCTCAACTAAAGTAGCTGTATTGAAACTATTTATACTGCTCATTAAAGCTTGCTTTGTTAAAGGAAATTGCAGCATATCACTAGCTCTTAGGCTAATGTTTTCACATGTTCTTATGCTTAAGTACATTAGAGACTGCAGTATGTGTCTAGTTGCTGTGTTTGAATTGGCGGCGGCTAATTTCTGCAAACCTACTAAAGCGTTTTTATCTGGAGTACTTCCATCTCTAGCTTCGTTAAGACCAGTTACATCACGTATCATCTGTAAATAATACTGATACGTTTGTATCATAGCTTGTATTTTGGAAATACCAGAAGAACTTTGAAGTTCTTGAATAGGCACTTTACCTCTATTCATTTCGCCGTCTTGAGTAAGTGATCTACCTACTATAGTACCAGTCTGGAAATACATATTTAGTGCTTCTGCTGGGTTATAATTAGTTCCATTACCTAAATCTACTTCAGCTAATCCGTCTACATCTAAATAAACTCCATCTGGAACCATTCTCTGTAAAACTTGCTGTAGTTTTAAATGAGTTAACTGTATCATGTCAGCAAAACTTATAGTTCTACTAACTAAAGATTCTATACGACCTTGATACATTCTAGGTGCTGAGATACAATAATTCATGTTTACCTTAGTTGTATCACCTAAAGGCCTTGTCATGTTTTCAGCTAATTTCCACTCTAGCATAGTGTCACCCATACCTAGTATCTTAGCGCCAGTATATAAAACCTCAATAGATCTCGACACTCTTTCAAAATTATCACTAGGTGGTGGATTAAACGTATCTTCTTTTTCTAATGTCTTTTCTAAACCTTGTTCGGTTTTTTTAATTTTAAAAACTTGATCTTGATAGGTTTTATATTCAAAAAACAAAACTTGATGTAATTCTGGATCACTTTGAACCTGCCAATCGCTTCTCGCGTAATTTTGTCTACCTGGATATTTTTGTATTACTTCTAATTCACTATTAGTTAGAGCAGGATATAATCTTTTTATTTCTGATAATGATAAACTTTTAATTTCACCAACATAATAAATGTCTTCAAAATTAGGATCATCAGTAGCTGAATAAATTATATTAGCTGGATCAACGTAGTCTATTGTTATTCCTTCTGAAAGATTAAAGCTAGTTTTAACGGCTCCAATACCTAAAACTGTTAAATCGTAAGCTAATCTTTTTTTAGTTTCAGAATATTTGTTATAATCTAATACGTTATTTATTAGCTCTTCTTCAGCAATCTCTACACTCTGCTTGTAATTAAGCTGCATATATAGATCTAATTCTTCAGGATCATTTGGTAATGCTTCCGGTCTTGCTGAAGCATAATAATTTTTTCCAGTTAATTGAGCTAATTCTTCTATTTGATCTTTCTGCTGCATGTCTCTCAATGCGTTAAAAGCAAAATCAGTTCTTTGTTGAGTAGCAAAAGGATCTGATGCAAAAGATTTTATTTCATAACCTTTTTCAGTCATACCGTTAACTACTATGTCAACGAACTTTGATAAAACAGGTATTGGTTTCCAATCTAAATTAAGATAAGACAAGTCACCATTAGTAGACAACTCATCTTTATATTTTTGTATAGGTTGTTCACCTCTAGCATACAATCTAAGTTTGTTGAAATTTTGAAAATTCCAAGAAAACCTGTTAGTTCCACTACTGTTTCTAAACCATTCTTGCTCTATAGCATTACCCACCTTCAAACCATATTCAAATGATTTTTTCTCTTCTTCAGGTACAACCTGATCTGGAAAGATGCTATTATTACTAGTGTAAACCATTTATTATATTATTTTTGAATTCGCACCCATATTGTCGTATTTTTTAAAGCCTAATGAAACCTTAGACATAGTTCTTTTAGCTACAGGTGTATATCTGTTTTTATTGCAAGCCATTATAGCTAAACCAGAACTTATAGAAGCATCATGCTTTGTTCTATTGTTTATGTTGAATTTTTCCCAGTCTTCAAGCGTTCGCTGAAAATACATGTTACCATAACCTTCGTCTTGTAAACCTATATGGTTTTCTATATAATCTTCTATAGCGGCTGCGTGAGCTTGCTTTATATCTTCGCTTGAATTGGGTATTCCACCTATTTCTTTTTCAGTAACAGATAATTTATGCATAACCTTGTCTGGTCTATTCATAGAGTATCCCCTGTAACCTCTTCTTTTTATATAATACAATAGTCTAGGCTTATTGTTCTCTGCTAATATTGGCATACCATAAAAAACCAATGCCATTAACACATCCTCAAAAAATATCTCAGCAGTCTGTGGTCTAGCTATGTATTCTAAAAAGAATAAATTAGGAGGAACGTCTTCCATTGAAAACTTAGTTAAACCGTGCAAAGCACCATTAGATCCTCTACCGTCTACTGTTCCTGATATGTCGTAACTATCACAGCCAAATGCACCACAATGATCATTACCTGGATATTTTGTATTGTTTTTTAATATATATTTATTCTGCAGATTACTTGGAGGAACCCAACTAACAAAAAATCTACCATTTTTACTTGGTAAAAACATCACCCTAGTATCTTTAATCCCACCTTCCCATTGAAAATTACCCTGCGTAACAACATTAGTGTTACGAAGATCTTCATTATAGTCTATTTGCTCGT